TATAGATCGTGTTAGTAAATTCTTTGATCCTGTAAAAAAATTAGTTTATTTTATTTTTGCAGACGAAACAGGAAAAGAATACTTACTTTATCAAACAACTGGCTTAGTATTACCAGCTTTTCCAGGAACGAATTTCATGGGACCAAATAGTCCAAACAAAGATTTGCCTGTAAATTTAACAGATCTATACTCACTTTATCACGACAAAGATTACGAATTTGGTCCGAATATCCTAGGGGATTATAAATACATATCACGTCTTACTCAGAATTATTATAGAATGGAACCTAGCGATCAAAAACTTGCTAAAATAGGAATATTATACTTTTCAACTATGGGAACTATAGTAAGCAGATTAATAGATGGTCCATTAAATACTGATGGATTATTTGAAATGGTTTCTGATGTACCTGAAGTGAACAAAGATCCATTCAGTCCAAATATGAGCATAGATATATCTGCATTGAAAGATGACTTTTACACTTCGTTTCATAATGAATTACAAGAAGTAAGCGCCCAGAAATTATCTAATTTGTCTAATAACTTAGTAATTCAGGAATTAGGAGAATTGTCTGTTGAGTTATTATAATTTAAATAATTATCGTCCAAAAGAACAAGTATTGAATGATTGTTATAATAAATGAGATCGAAAGTTCAAGTATTAATTATGGTAAAAAATGCAGAAGATAGCATAACTAACACCATAAAGTCCTATCAAGGTAAAGTGTACAGGATTAAAATATTTGACACAGGTTCTACAGACAACACAGTTAGTATAGTAGAATCACTTGGATATAAAGTTAATAAAATTCATTTTGAAGACTTTAGCCAAGCTAGAAATGAATGCCTTGACAAAAGTGTGAACAATACTGACTTTACTATGTTTGTAGATGATAGTTATGAATTGGGAAGCTCATTAGACATTCTAGACAAAATTCCAAAAAGTGTAAATTGTATTTCTGTTACGATAAAAAGAGGTTCTGTAGAATATAATTCAAAAAGAATTATTAGAACTAATTCTAAATTAAGATATTATGGATCAGTACATGAAGATATAAGGACAAGTTTTTCTTTTGTTAGTAATATAATTCTTAACGATGTATATTACCCTAGACATTTAGAAAGGACAAGATCTCGATTATTCGACGACATAAAAATGCTATCAGGCAAAAAAGATCCAAGAAGTGTGTATTTTTACGCTAATATGCTTTTTAAATTATTAGAAAGACAACTTGTTCATTATAATGTAGTAAAAAATGCTTATGATTATAGAATAAGCATGTGCACCGATCCTGAAGAAGAATTTATTTGCTGTATGAATAATGGACTTATACTTGCAGTTAACGAAGATCCAGAATTTGAAAGATATTACATACTAGCTTCATTAAGATTTCCTCCAAGAAGATGTGAAAGTTATTTTTATTTATGGTTGTGTACTAACAAAGAAAAATACTTAGAACTAGCGTATAAAAGTTGTGAACCTTGCAAAAGTAGAATGCCCAAAGACGAATCGTTGTATTCTGAAAATGGATTAATAGCTAAGAAATACTTTGAAGTAAAAAATAGTTGTCAATTATAAATGAGCTCTAAAACATACTACGGAGAAGAACATATATTCACATCAAAACGTGGAGGGAATCAAGTTATAACTTTAAAAGCTGGTCAAAATGAAACATTGAATTTTGGTTCAGTTGCTTCTGATACTCAAGTAATATTTAATGACAATGGAGTCCTTTCAGGATCTGATAATTTTACATACAGTAGCTCAACATTAAATGTTCCTACAATTATAGGTTCAGCATCTTCTGGATCAACTAATAATCTTTATTCAAAACAAACATTACAAAACACAAATACTTCTGTTATGTCTAAACAAGGAATATCTGTAAGTATAAGTGAAGTTGAGGGTGATAATTATATAGCTATGGGAGCCCCTAAATTCCCGTTAGATGGGGGCTTGGGAATATTCAAAGGGGCTCCTTTTTTTCCTTATGAACAATCAGGGTCTTATTTGCCTTTAACCACTTTCACAACTGAAGCAATGTGTGCAGAATATTCGGACATTAATGAAGATGCTTCTTTTTTAGTATACACTGACTCAGCAACTAATGATTCTTATGGAATGCTCTATAAAAGATCTGGAGATACTTGGACAGAAACAGACTCTCAAACATATGGTGTTTCAGTAAAGATTTCTGGAAACTACATTGTAGGAGGTAACAGAAGTAATCTAATTAATGTTTATTTAATAGAACCAGTGACTGGAACCACTACACTACAACAAAACTTAAATCCAGCTTCTGGATCAATTTCTGACTTTGTTAATATATTAGAAATTTCTGGATCAACAATAATATATTTTTTTAATAATGATTTACAAGTATGGACTAGATCTGGAACTGTTTGGACGAACATTCAAACTATATCTACAATGGGTATAATAAGTTTAGCTATGTATAATAATACATTTGTAGCTTCTTCCGATACTGATATTTTTGTTTATCAAAGAGGAAGTGTATCAGAAAACTATGTCCTTCTAAAAACTATAAATGGATCAGGTATAACTTCTGTCACAATAAATTCTAAATTTTTGTTTGTTGCTGATTTGAGTGTAATAAAGTGTTATGAAATAAATAATAATTATGTACAGTTAGGCGCAGACGAATCTGCAACATTAGTTTCTAAATTAGCATGTAATGAAAACGTACTTGTAGCTGGAAGACCCACATTCAGTTCTAATGCAGGTAATATTTTTGTATATCAAATTGGAACAAGTGTAAATCCTATAGCTGCAAATAATAAAATAGAATTGGGAACTACAGATTTAACTCTAACGTCTGTGAATGGCTTGGTAAAAAGTTTAGACGTATTAAGTGTCACAGATGCTACAGATTCAAGTAGTTCAACCACTGGTTCTATTATAACGTCAGGGGGTGTAGGAATAGCTAAAAAATTATTTGTTGCTGGAACAGTGTCTGCGAGCAATACTACCGATTCAACAAGTATAGCAACAGGATCTATGACTCTATTAGGAGGTTTAGGCGTAGCACAAACTATATTTGCAACAACTTATAGCAGTCCAAATGGAGCTTTTAAATATTCGTATTTCGAAAAAACAGCTGTAGCACAGAGTATTACAGGCGGGGTTACTACAAAAGTAACTTTTCAAAACCAAGTATTTACTGGCGTAGATTTAACAGTAACAACTGATAATACATTCACAGCTAACAGAGATTTAATACTTAATATCTCTTACTTTTTAAGATATCTTGGAGGAACAACAGGCACAGGATTTGGATGGATAGAAACAACTGCTAACACAAACAGATATGCTCAATCGGGAGATGGAGCAGCAACTGTTGTAATAAACAGATGTTTAATTGGAACTTGCACAATTAAAATTTTATCAGGTGCATCTTTTTCTATATATACAACTACAGCATCCACGCAGGTGCTCGGCGGCGGACTTACATTCCAGAACTGCGGACTTAGTATTTATTCATTAAATTAGCTAGCAAAAAGTTAAATTCCTTTTTTCATTCAGTATCATCGTAGAAAAAACATATTTATTATATAAGTATTAACAAATGTCTTCTAGAAAGTATTATGGAACAGAACATGTATTCACAAGTAAAAAAGGCGACAGCGAAGCTATTGTTATAAAGCCTGGGCAAAACGAATCTTTGAATTTAGAAAATATAGGAATATATTCTAGTGTTAATGGAGCATTCAAATATAACTATTATCAAAAAACAACATCACAAAGCATAACAGGTGGTGTTAACACAAAAGTTCTGTTTGAAGATACTAAATTTAATGGAATAAGAGGTGACATAACCGCAACAGGAACAAACACATATACTTGTAATAAAGACATGGTCCTGTATATTTCTTACTCATTAAGATATTTAGGTGGAACAACAGGATCTGGTTTTGGGTGGATAGAAACGACTGAAAATACAGACAGATACGCTCAATCGGGAGATGGAGGTGCTACTGTAATTATAAACAGATGTCTTTTAGGTTCTACTGTGTTAAAAGTTTCTTCTGGAGTATCATTTTCCATCTGGAGCACTACAGCATCAACTCAAATAATGGGCGGTGGAGGAACTAGCTTTCAAAATTGTACTTTGATGATTTATAGCTTGAATTAACGGTTATTGAAGGATTAAATAATATTTTTATAATAAAATGAAGTGTGTGCCAGAAATAACTATAATAGATAAAATAATTTATTACATAAAGTTAAAAATTCCAGAATACACGTACAATCAAGAGGATTTTTCAGTATATTTAGAAAATGATGGCCTTGTAATAAGGCCATGGAATTTAGACGTTGAAATTCCTAGCATCGAATACATCGAAAAAATGACCATAGAAAAAAATATAGAAAAAAAATGCGAGTGTCAAAAGTGTTTTAATGAATATGTACTAAAAAGGCTAAAAGAAATTCAAGACGAGCTTGATACTTTCGTCTAATTATTTATTTTTTAACGCCTGTTAAATTAAAATGAATAAATTTATATATATAATAACTATAATAATCAGCATTACGTATGCATCTATCAATCCTGAATATTATCCAGAAAGTATCCATAGAGAATCAAAGCCTATAATAAAAGCATTCAACTATGCCCGTGGAGATTTTGATTTACCTCAAATTATATATGATTATCAAATGGCTTATGAAAGTAAGAATGATGTCACATTTAACACATCATTTGTAGGGTGTTCTAATAAAAGTCAGATAGAGCCATTTATAAAAAAAGTAAGAAGACAAGAGGGATGGCATTATTTATTTAGTTACAAAGGATCATTACGAAGACTGATCAATAATGACGAGGAAAATTATGATCCTTTTGACTGTTCGAAAACTTCATTTAATAATTATTTAACTTGTTATTCAGACAGGCAATGTAAAAGTGGAGTTTATCCGAGAACTATAATAAGATCGTTAGTAAATATAGCAAGTGTAAGGGTCGGCAGAATTACATATGTCCTTGGTCGTTATAATGCTCAACCTTTCGACAGTCCATTTTTTTAAGAAATATAAAGCCCTAGGAAAATAAAGTATACACAGTAAATGGAAGATACCTATTTTACAGTTTATATGATAAAATCTATAACCCCAGAAATTACAGATTTTTACATTGGATCTACTAGGGATTTTAAAAGACGGCAAAAAAAACATAAATCTAGTTGTTATAATTCAAATGATAAAAGTTATAATATAAAACTATATAAATTCATAAGAGAAAATGGTGGATTTGATAATTTTGAATTTAAAGTTATTAACCAAGTTATATTTATAGATGATGATCAAAAAAGGAAAGTAGAACAGATTTACATAAATTTATATTTTCCACAACTAAATTCACGTAGGTCTTTGGCTACTAAAGAAGACCATAAGCAAAATATGAAAGAATATCAAAAAACAGACCTACATAAGAATTATCAAAAAGAATATCAAAAAAAATACCGACAATCTGACAAATACAAAGAATATAAAAAAAAATATCGCGAAAGACGAAAACTTGAAAAAGCAGATAATCTCAGTATTTAATTTATTTGTGCTAATAAATTAAATGGATTATTTTATCACTACTTACTTCAATGTACAAAAATGCAATATAAGAAAAAAACTGGCTCTGGAATTTTCTCATAGATATTCAAACGTAATTTTTTTAGTTCCAAGTTTTGAGTCATCATTCGAAGTAATAAATAAAATTGTTATAAAAACAGAAGCTTTAGGTTTTATTGACTATGTGCTAATTAATGCATTTATCAAATCGGTGGGGGATATAAAAACACTGACTATAATAGACTCAGATTTAATTGTTCCTGACGGGTTTTTCGGATTAATTTCATCAAATTGTAATTCATATAAAACTCCAGTATGTGTACAGGGATACAAAACATGTTATGAATTAAAAGATTCAGAATTTATATCTTATTGTAATTCTGATGGTTATAATAATTCTAGAGGATTTTCATTAAGAGGTCATTCAGGATATATATGGTGTTATAATAAACTTGCACTAGATATTATTGGACAATTTCCAGAATCTTTTACTCTTGGAGGATTTGATTATGTGCTTTGTTTATGCCTTAGAGGTGAAATAGATAAATTAAATGCTCTAGTAAAAAATTCAGTAATAGAAAAGGATTCATTGAGTTTTTACCATAAGATAGAAGATTTCAATTATGATTACATAAATGCAGAAATAGTTCATAATTTTCATGGATATCAAAAAGACAGATTAACTGATTGGAAAAAATATAAAGATTTGTTCATAATTAAAAAAAATAATATATGCTGTATATAGAAAATGTTCGCTTATATATATTCGTATTTATATCCTGTCAAAGAACCTATTCAAGAAGAGCTTATAACTCCGTCATATAAATTACCAGAAAACAACAGCACGGACACTTTAGTCATTAAATGTAAGAAAAAGAAGAAGAAAAAGAAATTAAAAAACACGATGCCTAAGTAAATTATTTGTCCATATATAATAAATTAACACAAACCACCCACTGTCCTTGGACACTAATTCACTCATCAACAAAACTAGGCACTTCATTAGAACCAAGCGCGTCCCTCACCTTATTAAAATTAATTAATATAATGCTTGCATAGTATTTATCTTTGACTTTCCATAATCCATTAAATTTAACGATAATATTAACTTTATCTTTTCTTTGTAATGAATCTAAAATTAACTGCTTTTGATCATCATCGGTTAATTTTAAATTAATACATCCGTTTTTAATAAAATTTTCAATTGGCTTTTTTTCTTTAATTTTTGCCTGTAATAATTCAAAGTATGACCTTGAATTATTACTCAGTTCAACTGTCATTTTGTCATACTGTTCTGGAGTAAATTTAACAGTAGAATCATCAATTTTAAATGATAATTCTAAAGCTAATCCTGATTCATTTACAATCGAGTAATTCTTCCCAGTTCTAATTACATTAAAAGGATCTTTTTTGATACTAAATAATTTATCATTACACTTGATTTTAACCATTCTCTCTATATAGAGGAATTAGACCACCATGTTATAAGGAGCTTTATAAATTAAAACGTGATTAACAAATATAAAATAGTTTATCAACCATTTTCTTTTTTTTATTACTTGTAGAAACAGGCAAAATTTTACTATAAATCTCCTCATGTTCAATAGGACAAGTTAATTCACTTACAAATATATAATTTCCATAGGTCTTCCATTTTTTTATAGTTTTCCAAAACTTTTCTGTATCGAACTTATTTTTTTTGTATCTAAGTTCTGTGTTTGCATAAGGAGGATCACAATAAACTACAAAACCACCAGAACTTAAATGATTATCCCATTCTTCATATTCCCTATTATAAAACTCAATTTTGTCAATAATTGGAACTATGTTCTTTTTTATACTTTTAAAGTTTTCTGTTCCATATTCACGACGTTTTCCATTTTTTGGAACATAATCACTGGGCAAAAAATACCACAATAAATAGCCATATAAGTACAGAAAAACATAGCAAAAGACCTATCAAAAGATAGCTCTTTATTTAGTTTTAACTCATTAAATCTTTCTTTGGAAATTATAGGCATATCAAAATTAGGATTCATTTGAATGTATTTTAATAAGTATATAAGATCTTCATTATAATCACTACAAGTAATTAAAAATGCCTGCTAAATTTTTGAAGTTTTCTTTATTTTTTGAATTAATTTAGCAAGTAAAATTAAGTGTGAGAAATTTAATTAGGTTTTTTGTTAGTAATAAATGTTAATTATTCACTCAATTCCCCTTCTAAATCTTTGACCTTTTTTTTGATATATTTAGCTTGCAAATTTTCAATATATTCTTCTATTTTTTTAAGTGCTAAAATTAATTCTTTTAGGTCTGAAATGTCTTCTATTTCATCAACCACAGAATTTAAATTTTGAAAAAACTCCTTGAATCTATCTCTCATTTATTAATTAACAAAAAAGGTCTTTATGTAAATAATTAATTTTTTTGTAAATTATAATAATTATTTATTGTTTGGAAAGATGTTCCTCTGTCTTGACTTAACTTTGCTATTTCATTTATACTACAACAGTCAGTAACAAACAACTTGAAATAAGCTCCAGTGCCTATTTTTTTATAAGTGCAAGAAGCTATTTCTCCAGATATATCTGTGTCTTTGGAATGTAATAAACGCTTATTATCTAGACCGTCTAAAAATTTGGTGCATGATTCATATAGCGCATCATTAGTAAACGTGTATATTTTAGGTCCATATTTTTTTACGGTTTTATAATTACTTTTTATGTATCTTATTATTCCACCTTTTATAATTAAATAATTTTGATCTTTTTCTATGTTTTCTGTATTATTTTTGACAGTAAGAAGTAGGTCTTTATTTCTGGTAGAAAATGAAAGAATTAGCTTGTTAATTATAAATTTTTTGTACTCTTTTTTAAAAAATAAATCGTCAGTATATTTTATAATGTTATCTTTCAATGATTCTTGTTTGGACATAAGTATTAATTTTTTGTTTTTGTCGCTCATTTCTTGCACGCTTATTTGTGTAATTTCTGTCCTGAATTTTTTTAATAATTCGTAGTCTTGTTTTGAAGCTTTTTTTAATACTAAAAGTATATTCAGTATATTCATAAAAGTTCCTCTTTTTAATTCGTGCAGTATTAGCCTCATTTTTTCAATAATTTCAGTTTGACTCATTTCATAATTTAAAAAGTGTTTTTTAGCCAAATTAAAACTTACTATATAATTGGCAATAGTGATGTCTTTGACGTCCATATTTTTTATTAGGTCCATTTATTATTATAAAATATTTTATAATGTTAAATGAATCTTACTGACGAAAATATGATCCTTATTTCTGTGTTTTCTGTAGTATTAGGATCGAGTATAATGACGTGTTGTTTAGTACTTATTAACTTTATAATGACAGAAAAATGCTAAAAAAAATATTTTGTACAATAAATGCACTGGTTCTACATAATGTTGAATCATGGCCCATGCCTAGCTAAATTCATTAAAAGCTTAATTAAATCATTTATGATCATTGGTATTCTGTTTCTTTTTTTTAGTATACTATATTAAATGGACGATTACGAATCAGAAGTTGAATTTATTGATAGAGTGTTAACTCTCATAAAAAGTGATTCTAAATTGTCTTTATGTCCTAGTATTTACTTAGACAACAATTTGATGTTAGTAGTAATTGGAAAGTGTGTAGATTGTAAGTTTTGTGCGCTCATTGATCAAAATAAATTCATTAATGATCATAAATGCCAAGAATGACCCGTGGATCGCCTGAAGCTATGGCTTTTGGCCAAAAAATGAAAGAATTGAGAATGTCTAAAAAAGCTAATAAAGTAGAAAATAAAGAAGTAGAAACGCCAGTAGAAATGCCTGCGAAGAAAGTTACTAGAAAGAGAATGCCCAAAAAAATGCCTGTAGAAGTAATGATTTAATCACTAGTTATAGTTATACATTCGTCTGAGTATTCAGAATTATTTATAATGAAGTCTTTTAATTCTTCAGGACTTAACTGAGGTACTTGTCTTAAGTTGATACAGACACAGGGATCTTGTGATAATAATAGTCCTTTCCAAAAAGATAAACTATCAACTTGATAAAAATTATTTATTCCTATTCTTTTACAAGGATTCATACTCTCCAATACTACTTGTGAACCTAGTCTTTTTTTGTCTAATATTTCTTGAAATTTAGCTATATATTCCATCATTTCTAAACTGTTGTTGGTTGTGTATATGTATACATGAACTTCTTTGTATCCTCTAATGAAACTCTTTTTAAATTGTTCCATTGATTCTTCTTTACTAAATTTAGTGTCTTCTGAAAAAGTGACTGTTTTACTCATTTTATTAATACTTTGTTAATAAAATAAATAAAATAAACGCTATGTATGCATTCTCTTAATGTGTTGTGATAAACACTTTTTTGTAGTGTATTTTAGATGACAAGTGTCACACTCAAATTTTTTTGACTCTTGATTAATTTTGTCTTTAATTTCTCTATGGAACCTCGATTCATGAGTTTGTAATCCTGCAAGAGTTTCTGATTTAGTTTCACAAAATTTACATTGAAAAATTTTTAATTCTGTCCTGTAAAAATCAATCCCATCATTCTCTTCTGTAGCATGATAGTCTCTCATATGTCTTAATAAATTACTTTGGTGACTTGTATGATAATTACACTTTTCACAAGTATATTCGCAGTATTCTACGTGTTCTCTAAATTCTTTTATATTTTTGAATAATAGTCCACATCTAACACATTCTTTGTCTGAACAATTTTCTTCTATATGTCTGTTTAGCTTGCCTTGATCTGCAAATTCTGCATCGCATTTTAGGCATTTTAGATTAGTACATATACCTACGTGTTCATTGAATCTTGTGAATATAATTTTTTCACACACTGGACATTTATTGCCATTCAATGGATCTTGAACAACTCTATTATATGTTTTATAGGGCACCTGTTCTGCTATTTCTACAAGTGTTCTTTTTTCTGGATTAAATTCTCCTTTTGTAGCTTTATGAGAATTATACACGTATATTATAGCATCATAATTATTATCGAATGTTTTTTTATCATTTTGTAATGTGACAATAAAACATTTATTTTCTGTATTTTCTAAAACGTTTGGATATTCATTTGTGTAACTTGGTTTTATAATATTGGCTGTGTTTTGTTTAGCTGTACATGTTCTTAAATTACTACGTCTATTATTAAGTGGATTTCTGTCTATATGATCTATAAATATCTTTGGATCTGTCACATTCATTATAATTCTAGCGAGGATAGTTGTATTATTCACTTTGTTTTTTTTAAATACATTTACAGCATAATATTTTTCTTTAACATGTATATAAATGCCTCCATCAATTAATTCTTTATCTTGTTCGTCATATTGAACTATAAATTTTTCTCCTTTTCTGTTTGTTATCGTCGTTTGCATAATTGATGTTTACAGTAGATGGCACTTAAAGTCTTTTGATTTTTAATTTTAAATATTGGACAATATATTGTCTATGAACTAGTAGATATGATTACAGAACCATTTTGAGAATCTAAAGTTAACACATTCCAGTAGAAATGTACCACAGATAATTCAAAATCAGCAGCGGTAGTTAACGTTTGATGATTCACTACGAATTGTGGGTAATTTAATTGACTAAAAGATACAGCTCCAGAGTTATAAGTCCAGTCATGAGGATCCATTCCCCAGTCAATTGTAACTCCTTGTTTATCATCTCTAACTAATGCAGTAGCACTAGAACAAATCATAGAAGCGGCACCTTTTCTAGTTTTTTCAAGGTCTGCAACTAATTTTTGAGCGCTTGTAATTACTTCAGTTCCTCCTACAGTAAATGAAAAAGAATCAATTTTCATTTCCGATCCCGCTAAGGCAGTGGTAACAGGATTCAAACGAATTACAGTTTTAAATACTGGATAATTGCAGTTGAGTCGCATAGTATTTTGAGTAAGTCCAGTACAGATATATCTTTCAGTAAAAGTATTCCAAGTAAGCATATTTAATGGTTTAGAAGGATTTTGGTTTTTACTACGTAACATGTCGTAGTATTTATCATCTGGTCGCCATAACCAAGTCCATATGTCGCAATTACTTAAAGTAACAGTAGTTGGAAAACCTGCTCGTGCTGGAGTAGAAAATCTACAAGTCACTGTCACTTGTTCATAAAAGTTAAGATCCAAGTTATTACGAACAGAATCAAAGAAACTACAAGGTAAATAAGTATAACAATGAGTAGCTGCTGTACTAGTAGCGTTGAGGACTTCTGTTACATCAGTAAGTGGTAATGCCGCACGAGTTAAAAAAGAAAGAACCCCTCCATTTTGTTGTTCGTACCAAGATTTAATCCCTACATCAGTAATGTTAAATAATACTTTGTTATTAGTTTTAATTTGAATAGTATCAAACATTTTAATGCCTGGGTATATAGCTCCCATACTAGTCGTAGTCGTGGTAAAGCTAGTTTTAATCAATGCATCTCTCAATAACATAGATTTATTTAAGTTGAAAGAAATTTCTTGGTTGTTCATTACAACAGCACTTATAGTAGACGGATTAGTGGGTGCACTTTTTCTGTAAGTCTTGGCTAACAAGGGATAAGAATCTTCAATAAAATAAGATGTATCTACTACATCTGCTTTTGCTAATGAGGAAAGGATAACACTAGATCTGTTTGATTCTAAAATTAAGTCCATATTTATAATTTACTAACAAAATAATTCTTAGAAATAATACGCCATTCACGTATCGCTATACAGAATGACCGTAAGATACTTCGAACATAAAAGATGCACTTACAAGATCTGCCACTGGAGTATAAGAAGAGTTTAAAAGTCTTACTACAAATGTTTCTGGTAAGTGATGTTGCATAGATATAGGAACAGCTATACCAGTTACAAATGTAACCACTGCATTGTCTAACATAATTGGAAGATAAGTATGACCCATATTATTATCAATTACTTTATTTATATTATAAATTCTTGGTATATCTAAGTATAGTACTTTTTCCGCTAACGAGTCTCCTATGGTAGCCATTTCTATTCTATAACCGATTAATTTAATTGTTTGTGGAGGAATATCAAGTGTTATAGAAAGACTTGCTGTAGGAGTAGTAAAATTTAAAAATAAACTTCCTGCTAAAAATGAGGGACGATCGACCATGTTTTATATCTACTTTTATAATTATTTAAACTAATTAACGAGTTCCAGTTACGTCTAATATTCTGTAGGTGTAAGGTGAAAAAGGGTCTCTCTTATTAACACTTTTTGTATTTTTATTTTTTATACTGAATTGTTCTGGTTGTGCTGGGCTTATTCCATAATTATTTAATGTTATTGATTTATTCTTAATATCTACAACGGGTTTTCCTATAGTAAATTTAGGAACATCAAGACTTGCTTTGTATGTTTTAATGTAATTTTCAGGATTAGAATCCACCAAACAATTAAGGACACATATTGCTGTGTAAGGTTCCTTTGTTATTCTATCAAATATCATTATTCCTAATTTTACGTTTTTAGTACTTAAATATGATTTAGCATATGCTTCTCTGTCGATATATGAGTCTAAATAAAAAGCTATTGCAAGTGCACAATTTTTTCTAAGTACAGGTGATACACTAGAAAAAGACTGTGTCAAAAAAAACTGAGAAATATTACAATGACGACCTGCAACAAAGAGCTTTTTTAACATTGGACTGTTTTTAACTTTGGGATCGCTTATAAGGTCGTCATATAAAATTAATATCCTCGGGCATTTGTCTTTGCTTTTATTTTCACTTAGTAGTTTTTGTAGCATCATTTCTTGCCTGTTCCATATTTCTTCTAATTTATTTTCATCAAAGTGATCTATTACATTAGATTCTGGACAATATTCAAATAAATCAGGTTGTAAATAACTAGTTAATGAAAACACATATATTGATACAAACCAGTCTTTTATTTGGTATACTAAATCGTTTAATAGTACTGATTTACCACTATTAGTTTTGCTAGTTACTATACAATTAAAGCTTTTATATTTCTTTAGATCATTAGCTATATCAAGTGTTCCAAAATTATACGCATTTGCAGTTTTTAGATTGTTGTAATATATAGTAGATTTATTTAATGTTTCTTCATCTGACATTTATTATTAGTTATAATTTTTTTTAGTTATGAATCCGGAGGTACTTGTTTATTCAGCACATATGTCTTTTTGTTTTTAATTGAAATGGAGCATTTGGAACAAATAGATTAGCAAGATCTTTGCTTGTATTAGGTCCTTTAAATCCAAAAGATCTTTTAGATCTGGCCATTTCTACTATGTCTTCATTTATAATAGGTTTTCCAAAATCGTCAAATGGTCTGTTTCTATGAGCTTCAACAACTGCTTCGAATGCATCATTTTTACTTATTTTTACTTGAGAACCTGATCCTTCTGCTAATTCTTTTGGAGGTTCTTTAATTTCTGTGTTTGGAGGAGGTACACCTATGGGTAGATTGTCAGAATCTGTTTTTGATAATTGAGAATTAACTTTTGAGTATAAATTTACGAGGCTTGACACTGGAACCAAAGCTTGTTTAGATCTTGGACCTCTTTGTAAGTTTCTTAGTTTGCAAAATAATAACTGAGTACATTCGTGTAATTCATCTAGTGTGTCTGATTTTCTAGAATAAATAAATAAATCTTTTCCATTTTCTGATATAATAGAGTCTATGTTTTTAATAATTTCTTGCTTACTAAGACCAGAATTATATATTGAGTCTTCAAGATCTGGATCATATTCAGGAGGAGATCCTAAAAATATTTTAATGGAGTATTTGTGATATTTAGGCTTATGTTCTGGTTCTACATTTTCAACTGCAAAATCTGATACTGTTTCTGTAGAATTATTTACTTGACTATTTATGTTTTGAATTTGATCCGTGGTATTTGTATTATCTAAAGGATCTTGTTGCGCTTGTAGAGCTTGTGGTATTGTTTGTTGTGCTGACACAAATTCTCCGAATTCATTACTACTATCACCACTGTCAATTTTAAAAATAGGATCTATAGTGCTAGGCTTAATTGGCATTGAATCTTCTGGATCTAAAACCACAATACTTCCTTTTTTAGGTCTCTGTGGAAAATTTATGGCATTAGGTTCCATAGCCCTTTTTATAGCTTCTTGTTCCATTTTTTTTCGATCTGTGGATTTAATTTCTGCTTCTATTTCTCTGATTACTTCTTTAGGATCGTCTACACGTTCAGGAAGTCCTTTATTTTCAGTTATTATACTTTCTTCAGATACTGGTTTTTCCATTTGTTTTTCTACTGTAAGTTTATCTAAAATTAAGATGGATTCTTCTAATTCTACATTTTCATTAACTATTTGAGATGGGAGTGTGGATGACTCTATTTTTTCTTGAATAACTTCAGCTTTTGCTTCTACAACTTTTTCGTCTGGTGTTGCGGATTTCATTTTTTCAAATTGTTCCCTTTGTTTTTTATTGCTAATTTTTTCTAGAGGGAGTTCTTCAGCACTAACAACTTTAAAATCTTTAACAAGCGATCCAAGTCCTAATCTTTCATACTCACTTTTAATTTTTGGAGTTATAATGCTCACACCTTTAGACATTTTAGTAAGAATTTCCCTAGATGCTTCGTCTGATAAAGTTGTACTTTTTGCAAATCCGCTTGTATATTCTTTGAGAACTGTTTCTTTTTCATTTAAAAGCATTGTTCTGTATGGAGATTTTTCAAATGAATTATAACTGGCCATTTATTACAGTTATTATAAAAAAAATTTATATTTAACGTTTTAAGTCAAAAAAGATCTTTCCTGAACTGTGTTAGTTGATAATTGACCCTCAACAATGTCTTTAACGTCATCACTGAGTGAAAATTCTCCTTTTTCGTTTATAGTAAAATTTGTTCTATGTTCCATTACAGTTTTTATTACATAATTAGCACCAGTAGGGATAGCGTCGGAATCATAAAATAATTCTAATGTTGTCGGACTCATTTCCTTAGAGAAAATTATAAGTCCTGAATCTACGCTACGTTCTTTCATTTTACTGAAGTAATAAGTAAAAGCATTAGAATCAATGAATCCTTTTTTAGACCCATAAAACGTATAATTCATTAAAAGATCCAAATCTAATATTATCCTAGAGCCTATCGACATTTTAATTCTGTTGATATTTTTAGTATCACCATCTTGATTCGTAATTATAATATGCATAGCAAATGTTGGGTGTGGATTTCTAAGAATAAATTTAGTACTTGTAGAAGAATCACTTACAGTTTGATTATCTTCAAAGAATATATCATATGATCCTTTTACTTGTTCAGGATTCTTGTTGGTGAATATCATATCATTAGTATATGATGATCCATTGGTGTCGTGAAACAAACCATAGAAATCACAAGTTACTGAAGTTAAGTCTACAGTCTCCATACCCATAAGCTCGGAAGTATCATTAAATTGCATTTCTAATTCTAATTGTTCGTACTTTCTAGTATTTAAAAACACATTTTCATTTTCTGAGAAAAAGAAAAACAATGGAACATATACAACAACAGAACCAGCTGAAAAAAGAGAAGAACTGTCTATGCTAGATTCTATTTTTGTGTATAATGGAGTTCCTTCTAATTCTCCTATACGAGCCTGAATATATTCTGGAGTAAGTTTTTGAATTGTTGTTCCACGCTTTGTTCTAAGTGTAATTTTTTTAAATATTTTTGTTGCTAACATGCTAGCTGGGGTTATTGCAGCTAAACCAGTACTTAGAGTTAATTTTATATATAATTGTGAAAGATTATCATAAGATCTAGGTATATCTACAGAAAAAGTATTGGAGTATATATTACTTCCAGTTTTCACTACAGTCTCAAAATTAACTAATGTTTTAAGTGTGTTTTTCATAGGTTTTTCTAAAGAGTGTTCCACACTTATCTTGTCAGTGTTTTCTATAAGAGCACATTTCATTAGGTTAAAATATTCCATTTATAAACAGTTATTAAAATTATTTTTTGTGTTTAACGACTAATCTTTCCTACCCCGTCGGTATTTAAATAATTAGCGTAATATAAAGAATTTTTACTAAGTCCATTGTGAGCATTTGCACCATTAGAAGATCCAAATATTCCTCTATTTTTAATTTTTAAATGTGTGTCCCTATTTCCCTTGAGAATTAAATCAAGATCTGACGTTTGATTTTTTGAACTTTTTGACTGGTATCCACTTCTAAAAGTCATTTTTTCGGAGTCTATTTCTTCTGCAGTTATAATATTCTCCTTTTTCTTGACACTTCCCGTTTTTATATCGGTATCCACATACTTATCTAATGGCGTGGATGTTACCAGTGTAGTTTTATTAGCATATCCATTTTGTAATGATTCTAAATAAGCAGACTTTAAGTCATCACTAGTTAAATAATTAGTTTTTTCGGGGCATTTTTTTGTCTTAATGTCGAAGGTTTGATATTCCGGAGCTTTAAACATTTATTAAACAAAACAAAAATAACACGAAAAAAATACTAGATTATTTTTGTTGTAGTAAATAAATGGCACAATTAGCTATCCCATTATTATTTGGAGAATATTTATCATCATTAGGACTTGTTGCTGTAGAAGCAGCTGGAGAAATAGGAGTATCTGAAGGAGTAGCTGGTCTTGCTGGTACTCTTGCTGTAAATAAAGCAGTAAATTTTGCAGGATCTCAAATTAATGATTCTATACTTGGATTAGTAGGGACTGAAACAGTTGAAAAAGTGGAAAAAACATTTTCAGAAATATTTGAAGAAGCTAACGCATTCTCAAATCGAGATCAAGAATTTTTTATTAAAAAAAGAAAACAACAAAGAGAAGAAGAACTCAAAGCTCAACAACAAATAGCGCAACCAAATATAAGAAGATCAAGTCCATTAATAGATTTCAACCAAGCCATTCCAGAATCAATAATACATTCGACAGATAATGAAAATGGTGTTGGCTCTTTAGAACAACTCACTGGAGCTATTTCTGCAGTAAAAACAGGTGTTCCAAAAATTAATAAAACAGACGTTATTCATTTTATTTCAGATTACGCAAGTGCAATAGTAGAAGAAGGACTTAAAAATGATAGAATAAACAAGCAAAAAGCATTAGACAATGCTATTTCTAAGAATCCTAATAAATATATAGATGTAGCTAGACAACTTGGTCCCTTTCTAGAGAGTAAAGTTCCTAATAATGAAGAATATATTAAAATAGCAGAGGTATATAATGGGAACGGACTCTCTATAGATCGTGTTAGTAAATTCTTTGATCCTGTAAAAAAATTAGTTTATTTTATTTTTGCAGACGAAACAGGAAAAGAATACTTACTTTATCAAACAACTGGCTTAGTATTACCAGCTTTT